CCGATTGGCACTGCCACCTTCTCATCTTCGGTAACAATAAATACTTCTTTGCCAGCTTCAAAAGCTTCTGCTTCCAAAACAGCACCGTTTTCTAAAGTCTGTTGTTCCAACTTGACCTCTTCGGACAAATTAAGAACATCTTTGATTTTCTCGATCATATCGTTCGTGTTCATATTAATATATAAGGGTTAAAAATTAATTTTGCATTTTTAGGCTTTCTTTTGAATAATAAACCACTCTGTGCCATCACTCCAAATCTTTATACCTTCATAATCCTTGTTAATCTCGTAGTAGTTTGTACTGCCATCTAAATTTTGACCAGTAGCTGGTGTAAGATAAATTCTTGTATTTGTGCTAAACGTACTATCGCTAATAAATCTCATTGCTCTATTTGTATTATTTGCAGATGTGCAATCTGGTAAAGTCATTGTCATATTACCAGCACCACCAGACCAAGTTAGTTTTATTATTTCAGAATTGTGAAATGTAGTATCGTCTAAATCAACATTATTATTAGCACTTACTGTTATGCTTGTAGGTGCTAAATAGTTTACTATTTCTTTTTGTAAATTAGAGAATACTATTTTTTTTGTTTCTCCACTATCCACTACTACAAACTCATCATTATTAGCAAGGTCTGTAATAGCATTTAATTGTGATATTTTCTTGTCTGACATTATAAAAGTATTTTTCCGTTATTCTCTTGTAATAATAAGCTTGAATTTTCTTGAAGCAAGTAATTATTTTGCTTTGTTATACTTCCAATTCCTTGAGCTCTCAAGCTACCATCACAACATTTTATTGAGTAAGTATTATCTTCGCAAAGACAAGCTCTTCTCTTTCCTCTTGGAGATATTTTGCTCGGTGTTATAAATTTCTTTAATCTTCTCATTTGATTGGCACACAATTAGGAACAAGCTTTCCGTTTTTCATTTTCATTCCATACTGCTCATAACCATCCTGGCAAGGAGCTTTTAAGTCAATCAAGTCTAGCTCTTTTAATTTACTCAATGCCCATCGCTTACCAGCTTTACCACCCCATAGTAAGTAAGATATTGTTCCACATGCTTTTGTATTTCCTTCATCGTAATACTCTTCAGCTCTTGACAAATATGAATACATGCGTTTGATTGTTTCAACGCTTACAGCTTTACCTTGAGCTAACTGTTGAGCTCTTACCTTACCTACTTGAGTTGCACATTTATTATTTACTTTCTCATTAAGCTCTAGACCTCTCTTTGCGTTGTTCTTTACTCCACTTGGATAATCTGAATAACTTTCAAGAATCATCTTCTTTCCAGATGCTGTTCTTTTATCGTTCTTAATAATGGCTTTTACTTGACCTAGTAAATACTCTGCTTCTTCTTGATCTATTTCTTTTAACAGTTGATCACTGCTAAAATCCGCAAGAGTTTTATCTTTTGGTCTTTCCATTTTATCCGCAAAGTACCCCTCTATACTAAACCCTTTGACTTTTCCAGTTTTCACAAACTCGTTCCAAATCTCATCGTTGTTTACTTTTACGCTTCCTACCCAAGTTCCTAAAGGCAAGTCCATACCATACTTTACTGACTTGTCATGAACTTTGTCCTCTACTATCCAGCTCTCAACTAAAGATAGTCCGTTTATTTCATACTGATGTTCAAGAGTTGAATTGTTCTGTTTCCCTTGCATGAGATACATCTGCGAAGCTTTTAATACAGTATCCTTTGAGAAATATATATAATACTCATCTTCTCCATTTCTTCTGTATATTGGCTTGTTAGGAATTAAAAGAGCACCCATTAATAGTCGCTTCTCTTTGTCTATTTCTGCAAGTTTAAATTCTTGTGATTTTAATGCGATGAAGTCCTCTTCAATTGCTGGGTTTTCCACAACGCTTATTGCTTCAATTCCAATCTCTTGATCTTCATCCAGGATAAGTTCTACAATTCTCATATCTATATATACATTTTTTAATTATTTTTTGCATTTAGCTCCCAATCGTTGCACCCTCTACAATGTTGTTTTCTAAACTCTGTGCAGTTGTTACATCATTAGCTACTACATACGCTTGAACTGGCTGTTGGGTTTGACTTCCTACTGCCTCTGCTAATTGACTTGTTTCTGTTGCGCCTACTATGTTGAATGATGGTGGCTGTGAAGAGCCAGCGCTCCCACTAGCAGCACCACCTCCACCAAGAGTACCAGCTACACTGTTAGCAGCGCCAGTTGCAGATTTTATAGCACCTATTATACCAGCCGCTTGTGCAGCATAACCAATCAACATTGGAATGTTTTGAGGAAAACCTATTTTAGCAGTTTGTGCTGTACCTTCAGCGACTGCTGTTGTACTTTTTGCTACTGCAAGTTTACTAAATGTTATGGTTTTTTTAGCTTCCATAATCATCTCCTTTAAAGCTAAACCTTGCTTAATTATCAAAAGTGCTTTACCAAGACCAGTTTCTGCACCAGCCAAACTGATTGCATCATCAAGAGCTTTTTGTTTTGCTGCTGTTTTTTGTTGTTCTAACTCTACCTCGGCATCTGTTATAGCTTTATTTTCTTCAAAAATTTTCTGTTTAGCTTCTAAATCTTCCTGGGCAAATTGATTGTTAAGCTCTAAAAGTTGTTCATCATAAACCTTTTTGGCTTCTAATAGTAAAATATTCTTTTCTGTTTCATCTGAAACTTGTTTATCAATTATTTCTTTTTGATCAAGATATTGTTGTTTAAGTTCTTCTCTCTGGACATCTCTTTCACTTTTACCTATTAAAGCGAGCTCTTGTTGAATTTCTTTTTGCTCTTTTAATAAAGAATTTACATTGACCTGTTGCTCACTTCTAAATCCAGTAATTTGAGCTTCAATCGCTGCTTGCTCATTCAAAGCTTCTATATAAGCTTTTTGTAATTCGATATTGTCTTTATTTTTTGACAATTCTGATGCTGCGGATGCAAGTTGAATTTCTGCATTTTTAAGCATGACTTTTTCTTGTTCATCTAAAATTAGAGCAAGCTCATCATTTGCTTGTATACGTTCTTCAATACTTTTACTCTCATCATCTCTTATCTGCCTTAAACTTTCAGCTTGTCTGTCATACTTTTCAATTAACCCTTGATTTTTTACTGCTGCCAATTCTGCTGCTTTAGCAAGCTCTACATTTTCTTTAGCTGCTTTTACAGTTTCTGTTGCATAATTTTTTATTGTTTCAACAGTACTTTCAAAACTATCATCTACCCCAGTAACCACATCAACAGTCTGCTTTCCAGCTTCTTTAATAGTTTCAAAAGCTGCACTAAATTGACCAGTTACAAATTGACCTAAAGCCTTACCAGCTAAACCAAGAACTTCAATGAACTCTTGAAATCTTACAACAATTCCTTCATAAATTCTTTTACCCAAGTCCTTAATTGCTTCGGCTGGATTTTCAAATATAGCTTTAAAAGTATCTACAATTCCTCCTTCACTTTCAAATAAAAAGCTGACAAAATCATTAAAAGCAATACTTACAACTTCAAAAGCTGTATTGAAAACATCTAAAACTTTTTGGTTTTGACTAAATACATCTTTTAATTTTAAAAATGCAGCAACCACTAAACCTATACCAGCCGCTTTCATTGCTGTGCCTAAACCTTTAAAACCTTTAGATAAACCTGCAATACCTTTAGAAGATTTTTTAGCATTTTTTTCAACTCCATCTAAAGCTTTTGATGAACTTTCTTGAGTTTCCTCTACTTCTTTATTTACTTCTTTTAAGGAATCTATAAGTTTGTCTAATCCTCCAGCCGCTTTTACAGCATCAACATCAATTACAATTTTCTTTTCTATTGCCATCTTATTTCTTGTTTAAGTGCTTTGTATCCCTCTTTTAAAGTTGTTGGGAGCTTATGCTTTCCCTTTGCTATGCGGATGTTTTCTGTCTCTCCGTTTACATGCTTCAAGCTGTCTAAAATTATTTTTATCATGATTCTAATATTATTGTATCGCCTACCTCTGTTATTAAAGTATCCCCATCCTCTGCAAGTGCAACTGGTGGCGGATCTGTTGTTACTATTATACTTGTGTCAAAAGAGTAAGCGTCGTTTCCATCTATGTCGTATTTTGCTCTTACCCCTATATTGTATGTTGTATTGGGTTCTAAAGGCAATATCTTTATGCCATTACCTAAAGTTGTTACAAATACTCCACCATTTAAAATCACATCATAGCCAACTGCACCAGTAACCGCAGTCCAAGTTATGTTAATAAATGTTGAGGATTTTGATGGAGATGTAACTTGAGCAACCCTATCTAAATAAGCGAATTGACTGTTGTTTATTTGACTTACCCACTCATCAACGTTATAAAGTTCTAAATCTGATTTGTTTGTTAGTAGGTTTGTTTTTATACTGTTTACTCTGTATGCTTTATTATTAATTACAAGCGTGTCATTCATGTTCAGTTTGATTAACAAACTTAACGGAAGATAAGCAGTCACTTTTACAAGCCTTGAATTTCTATCAAAAACTGTATGGACATAATCTAAATAACCATATTGAAATAAGTTAGTTGTATCGGAAGGTATAACTCCAAGCCACTCGTCTTTCTCCTCTCCAAAGCTTAACTGTTGCCTTGTTGAATAACCCCAGTCAAATGTCGTTAGTTGTGTTGGTCTGCGGTAATGTGAGTTTGCAGTTCCATCAAGAGTAAATTCATCGTCTGTATTTTCTTGATATGCTATACACAAAATCAAAGGCTCTCCAATAGTTGGGTTAAAATCCTTATCCAACATCGCACCTTGTCCAATATATGTTTGGTTACCAGATTCATCGCTTAAGCGTTCGTACATCATTTTCTCAAATGGTACTTCAACCTTATATACTCCACCATCCCATTCATCATCTCCGTAATCTTCCTCTGCAAATGGTATGCCTTGTATCTCGTCTGAAAACTGCACAAGGAAACTCTTTTTGCTTTTGAATTTAAAGTCCATTCTTTTATACTGAAACAAGCGCTCAACATTAGAAGATGACATATCCACATACTTTGTAATATCGTAATCAGCTCCAGCATTCATATACGCTCGTGCTTCAAACACATTTATCTGGTCATCAGATTTAAAAACTAATAAATTAAACATTTTAAACAAACCGCTTAAAAAGTCTATTACTTTAATGTTTGGAATCTGTTTGCCTATGTAAAACTTATTTTCAGTAGATTGATTTGTTGGTGTATATACTCCAACTTCTACATCATTATAGGTAGGATTGAAAGTAGTTCTCTGCTGCAACCTAACTGTTAAAGTTTGACTCATCGCAATCGTACTATCAGATTCAACTTCAATCATTAAATCTAAAAACCCACCATTACCAACCGAAAAAGGTATTTCTGCAACAGTTAAACTGTTACCTCCGTTATCATAACGTTGTTCTTCATAATCTTCTTCTGTTGATGCTTTTTTTATTCTAACTGTATAAGGTATTGTTGATCCACCTACATTAATATCAACCTCAACTTTGTATCTGTTTATCCACCACAGTACTCCAGGAGGAGGTGTGATTGATGCTGGTCTTAATTCTGTTCCAGATGTAAACGAATAATCTGGTACACTTAAATCATACCATCGGTTTCTCAATATCCGAGTACCACCGCCTTCAACTGCATTCGAAACATACCCCTCGTTTCTATGCAGCCACATATAAAACTGATTGAACTTTGTTTCATTAAAATAACCGAAAAAATTAATTCTTGGGAATCTTCTTTCTATTGCCTCAACAATTGCTCGTAATCTTATAGCTGGTTTTAAATCAGTCCATAATAAACCAGTATCTGTGATGTCATCTTTATAGCCATTCGTAGTAGAATAGCGCATATTTTTACTATGTTGGATGTTTGGTACAAGTATATCGGTGCTTCCGTATATGCTATTTATAGAGCTGTCGGGTAAAGCAGAAAAGTTTGTTATATTTTGTTGAGTATATTCAAAGTCTAAATCAGTTCCATAGTTTAAACCGCCTAAAGTTGTTTCCCCTAAAATTTCCTTTAGCTCAACAGTATCCCCAAAAAATACCACTTTGTATGCGTGTGGTTTATTGTCTTTTAATGATACGCTTTTAAACTGTATCTTTCCTTTCTTGTAGTCTATTCCATTTAGCTTTATTATAGCATCGTGTCTGTACCTTGCATCAAAACTGTTTAGAATGTCTTGGTTTTCGTAATGTCTAAATAGCTTGTTGTTTAGTTTAGAAGCTGGAAGATTAAACTGCTGACTGAAAGGAGTAAATACCTTCCCTATATCTTTAACATTTAATAGCGTTTCTGTAATGCTTATGCTCTCATCCTCAAATAAATCAGCTCTAAAATATGGACTTGTGATTCTATATTCATAAGTCAAAGTTGCATCTGGAAATATACTTGCAGATAAAACAACGTTTGTATCGTTAGTTATAGAAACAACATGAGAGCTTTCTTGAGTAGTTAGATTTTCAACTAAATCTCCAACGCTTACAGTTGTTGTGAAAGTAGCTTGGCTATCTGTTAAAAGATTAACTGTTGCAGTTCCTTGAGCTCTACCCTCTAATCTATTATACCCTTTTATGTATAGTTCTATTATCTGCATCTATCGTATGTTGTTAATAGTATCAAAAGCAAAGTCTATCTCTATTGTGTAGTTTATTAATTTGTCGTTTAAGTGTGTTTTATAGTTTAGACTGCTACTGCTTACGTTTATCGGTAGTGTCTGTGAGTTTATCTCAATCCAACAATCTTCGCTTAACTGCATCTGCTTAAATACCTCGTTGTATTCCTCTGGATAAAAGCCAGTGTTTAGCGTTAGCTTCTCGCTTCCGTTTTTAGTTAGTATCTTTTGCTGATGTCTACTTGTATCGTAAGCTCCATTTACAATTATATTGCGCTTAAAGTTTTCTGTTTTAGTAGTTAGTGCCTCATTAGTTCTTTTGAAAAACCATAAATCTTGTAATGCACCAAACTTATTTACGAATGTTATTTTATAAGGATCATACTTACACTCCTCTATGTTGTCTACTGTTAGCTTGATAACCTCATCATCTGTATCAATATATATAGTATCAAAATCAAATAAAGTAAACTCATTAGCAAACTGATTTAAACATGAACTTCCCTCAAACGTTCCGCCATCTTGTATAACTCTGTCCTCAAATTCATCTGATCCGTTTATTGTATTGCTAACGTATTCTATTTGCTCATCACTTTCATTGCTGTCTGTTATAGCTTTGGTGTATATCAGCTCTCCATCAAGCTCGTAAGAAACTCTGTTTGTTATTTCAGTATAAACTGGAATTGTTGCTGGAGCATCATCCAACTTTACAACCTTTGTGTTTGACTGCAATAGCCCACTATCATTTTGTGGATTAGCACCATCCTCATAAAAGCCATAACTATCAAAGCCAATTAATTGTGTATAAGCAGAAGGAGTTTGTGCAGAGCCTTGTATATAACTTGTAGTTCTGTAATCTACCCATACATTATCAGTTGCGTAATCTCCATCAAAAGTATTAAGTATATAATCTCTAACTATCTCGCTAATCTCAAAAGTTACTACATTGCTTATTGCAAAAGATGTAAGCGTAAACAAATTAGTTCTGTCTGTTGTTTGCGTACCAGTATATACATACAGCTCCATATCCACTTGCGTAAGATTTGCTACTGTTGGGTTTACACCAATAGTAATATAATATGGGCTTCTTGCGTTTATCTTGCTCATTTCTCTTTAATATTTATTTGTATCTGTTTTTCTATTCCTATTGAATAAGCTTTGACAAGATCATCTGGAAGTCTTTTGAATGCTCTTTCAAATGGCTTTGTAAAAAACATGCTAGCTTTCATACCAGTCTTGTAAACGCTTCTTGTTATTATATACCCAGTTTGCTCATAAGACAAAAATTTTCCTTTCTTATCTCTAAATTGAATACCTCTTCTTCGCACCCACTTATCAATGCCTTTAGTTAATCCACCTTTCTTTCCACTTCCAGTTCCAAACTTATATGGACTGTTGGGAGCTTTAGCACTTGAATCCTTTCCCTTAACACCTAAATCCTGGAACTTTCCATAGTCAGCCATTTTAAAAGCCATAGACGTCGAATCTTTACTTGACTCTATATCATACCCTAAACTATTATAAAGCTCTTTAGATGTATTCTTTTTGCCTTTAGTTAGATTGCTTCTGCTTTGCTGAATCACATACTTTGCAAACTTGTTCAGCTCTTCCCTTAAGAATTTCTCTGCTAACATATATCAATGTCATTTCTAACAAAGACATCAAATGTTGCTGCCCATCCAGCAAGTCGATTCTCAAACCGCTCATAGAATGGCTCAAGATTTGCGTCTCCATCAAGTTGGTATTGATCTGAATAAAGCACTCCTTTTCTCAAAATCATGACAAGCTTATTAAGAACTGCGAGTTGAGTATTCAAAATATCTTGTTCATTGTTGTTTCCTCTGAATATATCAGTCGTTGCTTCTTTGCTTTCATCCACTATGTCCATAGCGAGTACAGATATATTGAAAGTAAGCGTTTGCTCTTGTGTTGTTACGTTGTTTATGATGATATGAGATAAGGGAAAGATTGATTGCTTTGATAAGTCAATGTCATATATATCTCCAGTGGTTACTGTATTTACATTCACATCATTAAGAAGCTGGTTTTTGATTGCTTCTGTTAATAGATAAAATCCTCTTACTCCTGTATTGCTCATTTTATTTGAATTTACTTTTTATTTGTCTTGCTTCCAATTCATTTTTCTCTTTAGAGAAAGTTAGAAATGTTAAGCATTCATGCACATTTAATTTAGAGATATGTTCAAATTTTGTAATATCTCCGTTAGCGATTGCAAAGATGGAGTTGTACCATCCCCACTTTCTTGTGAAATTAGATACTCCGCTAAAATCTCCTCGTTCTTCTTGTCCAAAGAGTTGATCATAACTGTAGACAAGTCCTTCCCTAAACTGTAAAAAAAAACAATAGCTCCAAGCACTGCATCTAGAGGAAAGTCTTTTGCTTTCTCAAACTCCTCTGGTTGATACTCTTTAATGAAATATCTGTTTCCTCTCTTCATCTCCATTGGTCTGAAAAGAACATTTACAGCTCTATGCAAATTGTCATTATCTCCAATGAAAGTATCCAAGTCAATATACTCTCCAAAAGTCATATCTTCTAGCGATGGAATAAATCCATATTCAACTCCATCTAATTTGAAACTATTAATAAGCTGATGCTTCGTATCAAACATGTTGTTTATGATGTTGGATATTTCTGTGATATCAGTTGCCTTCATTCCTCGAACAGCTTCTCTTGGTACATTGCAAAAGATTTCAATTGCTTTTAATTGTAGCTCTGTTTCTGGAAGCTCACTCAATTTAGTGAACTCTTGATATTGTCCGAGAGTTATCTCATTCAATGAAGTTGGTATCGTAATTTTATAATTCATCTTAATGTTCTTATTAATATATAAACGTTTTTAAATTATTTTAGAGCTTAATGCACTGCATATTTACCAAAGTTAGGTCTGCTTAATAATGAATAAGTCGCATACCGTACCGCATCAATGATATGGTTGTTTTTATCCACTGGTTTATTTGTTAGCTTTCCACTCCTATCCTCTAGCCATTTATAGTTCCTAAACTCCTGGATTGCATTCTCACTATCCTTTGTGATATGTATTTTAAATCTCTTTAATAAATCAATACCAGCATTTACTGAATCTCTTCCTTTTAATGATGGTTGTATATTGTGTCCCATTCTACGGAGCTCATCAATAAGACGTGGCTCTGCTGAATCAAAAAAGATTGTATTCCTTCCAACTCCCACTTGCTTAAAGTGATCACTTAAATCCTTTGTTGTCATCATTGTTCTATAAAGATGCTCTTCGATATATAGATTGTAGTCTTTCTTATATACAGACACTAAAGTGCTTGGGTCATTAGTATATCCAGCATCAGCTCCAAAGCTCACAAACTCTGCATCTTCTGGAATCTTATCAGCTTCATAATATTTAAAGATAGTTGCTTTGCTTACCCCTCTCATTCCCAGACCATAAATCTGCCAGTATTGTTCATCTGTTTCTTTTAATCGCTCAATCTCTTCAACGATGCTTTGCTCCAGGAATGGATTGTCTAGATATGTTGTTCTATAAAAGTCAGCATCATCTCTTGGAATAACCTTGTCATATATCCAGTGGTATTCATCAGATGGATTGTAATCAATTATGATTTTCTCTTGAGTTCTGAATACTAACTGTTGCCAATCTTCATAGTCAAGCTCATTGGCTTCGTTAATAAACAGCACATCTCTTTTCCGACCTCTAATCTTCTGCGGTTGATCAACAGAAATAAATTCGATGAGGTTTCCATTTAGCTTGTATTCGCTATTTGATTTATTGTGATTCTCTTCTCTATATAAACCATACTCTTTAAGGATAGTTAAGAAATCTCTCATGACAGTAGCTCTAACACTAGGGAAAGTCTTTCTGCAAATAGTGATTGTTCTACCCTTATCATTTAGGCAATAGTCAAAAACAAGGAAGAGCAAAACATTCCACGTCTTTCCGCTTCTTGTTCCACCCTCGTGAATAGCTATCTTTCCAGTGCTGTTCCTTAAGTGTCTATAAACTATGTTAGTCTGTATCCTTGATCTTGTCAATTATTTCAATTTTAAAATCAGTTGGCATTCCATCAGCTCCAGTTATTTCTTGTCTTTCAACGTATCCTCTTTTCTTTCCTTTGCTCTTTAAATAGAATATCATCTCTGCTGTCTTTCCATCCTTAATATTTTCAAACAGTTTGCTCTCCACAAAATCAAGAGCGATTTCCTGGATGTCATTTACTTTCTCTGCAAACTCTGGATCATCTTTCAACCATCCATAAAAGGTAGTTCTTCCAACTCCAACTTTCTTACATGCAGTCGTTACCACACCCAGAGATTTCTCTAAAGCTTCTATTATTGCTTTTTTATGTTGTTCAGTTTTGTTCATAACTTTATAAAATTGTGTCCTATTTTTTTGTAACTTGGACTTAATAATTAGGTTTTCATTCTATTCCCATGCGGTGGTAGTTTAAAAGTAAAATACTTGGCATCCAGTCAAGAGATGGCGTTCATATCGACCTCACCGCTCTAAATTTCCCTTCTCTTTTGGAGGGTTATTTTTTCCCCCTTATACATACCAGCTCCTAGCTCATCAATCATTTTAAAGTCTAATATCTCTGGCACTATCTTACAGCTTTTATCTATTAAGAGAATGTATCTGTTTTGGAATCCTTCAAGAGCTTTAGCTCCATTGAAGTCATACTTGCTATCTCCACGCTTTGCTACTATCTCTCCATTTGCAAGTTGATATATAGTTCCGTTTTTATTTATTTGTGTTAGCTTGAATCCGCTGGCTCTGTATATTGTTCCATCTCCGCACTGCGTTGCATCCGAGTAGCTTAATATCCATTTAATTTGCGGTGCATTCTTTTTGATCATGCGGATACTGATTGCTATACATCGGCTCTCTGAATACTTTGGGAGATAATCATCAAAAGCCATTCTATTAAGCTCCAGCATCTCATTCCATCTTTTGTTTATATCTGATTCTCCAGAATCCACTAAAGGAAGAACGTTTCTTTTATCCATTGGACTACCATAACTCATTACTCCATGCAGTTGATTATCCAGGAAGCATCCGAAGTGCAGACTGCTCATATTGACAACCTTTCCAGAATAGTGATGTTTCTTTACAAAAGCATTCGCTATCTTGGAGTTTATAACTTTAACGATTATTTCCTTTGCTCTACCCATTGGCTTACTAATAAATATAAGGCATTCCCATTTGAGTTCTCATTCCCAAATGTTTCAACGTATTTGAACTCTTCTGTTTGTCTTATTTCTTTGATTGCTTCTTTTATGAACTCCACTTGCTTATCTGCAAGAGTATAAGTCTGCTGTTGGAATGGCTCTTTCTCTCCATCTGGAAGCGAGAAAGCATCACTGGTTTCAATGTCATCCATATTTTGCCAGTTATCCATACCCCAGTCCTCAAGCTCAACGGAGTTCCACTCATTAGCCAATAAATCCCAATCCCATTCTCCAAAGTTTACATTATCTTTTACGACAAACTCTCTTTCTTGCATTGGAGTAAGATTGTCAGCTTTCATGATCCAAACCTCTTTCAATCCAGCTTCCTTGCAAGCTCTTAATCTCATGTTGCCTCCAAGCACAACCATATCATTGTTTACTACTATTGGGCGAAGCTTGAGCATCTCTGGAAACTCTTTGATGCTTTTAACAAGTTTATGATACTTTGTGTCCCTTATGATTCTAGGGTTTTCTGGATTCTTTATTACTTTTCTTATATCAATCAGTTCCATACTTATATATAAATTTTTTCTTATTATTTTAGTATCTCTTCAATCGCCTCTAGTTTTTCTGGAGATAAGCTTGATACTTTTTTAATTATGTTAATCTTTGAGTCATTCATCAAAGATTCATAAATCAATGGAAGTTGTTTATTATAAAAGCTATGGTCTGGATAAGTTTCGCATGAATAGATCACTGACCTATGCGTTGTTTTAAATCCATTCTTTGCATATTCTCTTACAATCTCTGTCCATCCCATATCCATAACCTGTCGCATGAATACGTTTGCAACGCTTCTCATCTCAACAAGCTCTCTCTTTCTGCTTTGCTCAAATATATCAACTCCAGTTATTTCTCTGATTTGTTCTCCTATCTTTTGTAATTTCATTTTATTTATTTTTAAAATAATTCTATTTGTTTAATATCTTTCTTTTTTATGATTCCCATTGCTGTGTCAAGAATTGTCTTACCAGCTTCATACTCTACAAGATTTCTTGCAATCTTTACTGTGCTTTGCTTTCCTTTATATTGTTTAAAATTATAATTGTGGAACTCGCAAAGCTTGTTCAATTCATCTGTACTATTACCAAAAACTGGTGGCTTTCTTTTACTTAATTCATTGGGAAGATTAAAGTTTGTCCAATAAAGATGTCTACCTCTTTTATGTGCTTGGATAAGTGGCTCATAATAAGGAACAACATTCTCAACAACATACTTTCCTTTAAATCTTGGATTCTCTCCTTTTGAAACTAACTCCAGTAATATGATTTGTTGATAAAGTGACATATCTGGATACTGTGCTTTATATTTTGAGTTATACGCTCTGGCTCTGGAATGAGTTGGACAAGGTGGAGAGCTCCAGATGAAATCAAAATCTTGATAATTGTCAAGAAGATATTGATGTGCATCCGCAACAATAACTTTATCGTTTGGAAATCTCTCTTGATATAGTCTTGCAAGTTCCTCATCCCACTCCACTGCTGTTATTTCATGCTCATCTCCCCACTTATAGCGGTTACCTCCAAGACAAGCGTATAAGTTTAAAATTCTCATTTGTTCTTTTCAATCCATTTCTGTTGCTCATCTCTTAAGAACTCAATCTCTCTCCTTAAATAGTCGGCAGCTTTCTCCAAATCTCTCAACTCGCTTTCTTTCTTACCAGCTCTGCATACATACTTGATGATGTTGCCTCTATTGAAGTTAAGATTGTAATCCTTTATAAAGTCGATAACATCGTATCCTTTTCCGTTCTCGTAATGTAAATAAGTTGATCTCATATAATAGCGTTGTCAAGTTGTTGAATAAGGTGTCGTATTTCACTTCTCTCAAACTTTCCAGATATTTCTGCATTATAAGTTTTGAATGATAGCTGATACATATCTTTCTCCGTATCTCCTTTTTTCTCTTTCTTTCCTAAATAATCAATTTTTAAATTCAATTTCATTTTTTTTAGTTTTTCTTAATTTATTAAATTCCAAAAGCGTTGCATCCATTAAAGGTTTAAATCTTGATATTGATGTCGCTGCTGGATGTTCTATTTTTGCAAGCTTTCCATATTCTTTAAATAAGTAATCCATTGCTTCATAATCATTGAAAGCATAACTAAAACCTATTTTAATCATTTCTCTAACAGCATAAGCTTGTATATTATTCTTTCCGTATTTGTTTACTAAATTAGATATTTTCCTCAAAAGATATAAGGAAAATTTTAAATCTTTTATTTTGCATTGTCCTTTTTTAAATTTAGATAAATCCCGTGAATTACCCGTAAAGAAAAGGTGCACAATATTACCAGCAGAAATAGTGTTTGAATTTTTTCTGTAATAATCATAAGCAATTTTATATTGATCATTCTCTTTAGCGAATGCTTTTAAATAATCGACAGTTGTCCAAGCTTTGTTTCCGTTGTTTAAGTTTATGATTGCATTAAGATGATCCCTCTGTTGTTTAGTATCCACCCAATCAACTATATAAACTGGTACTGTTTTTTGTTTCAATAGCTTTGCACTCTCAACTCTGTGATGTCCTTCAATGATATCTCCATCCTTTGACACTACTATTGGCATCATCCAGCCAAACTCATTCAGTTTATCTTTGAAGTTCTCTGAATGCTTTAAAAGTAAATCTCTGTTCACTTTAGCTCTTTTTAAATCTTTAATGTTGAAGAAAGGTTTAAATTCTCCTCTTTTAATCTCTGTTGTTTTCATGTTATTTATTTATTTATAGTTTATAATTGTCCAGTTAAGCAATAGTTATCAATATCAGCTCCATCAATAAAGAACTGTTCATATAATTTGAGAGCTTTATCTACTTTCTCTTCTCCTCTGTGGTAAAAGTTTTCAGAGCAGTTAAAGATACCGATGTCAAGGCTTCCCTTGTCAAGTACCAAGAAATAAAAGTCCTCATGATTTTTATTAAATAGATTGCAATAAAGATAACACTGCACATCGTAAGAATACTTCTGTGCTGAATAGTGAAAGTCCTTAACGCTTGAAGATGATGTCTTTAAATCTACAATCCTATTATCAGCTAGAACGTCTGCCTTACCTCTAAAGGGTAGTCCTTTAATGTTATCAATTCCAGGAACTTCGAACTCTGCTTTTGTGATCAGTTCCTTTGCATGCTCATTCTTAAAGAAAGCATCCACTAAACGCTCTGCATCGCTTCTTTCTTTTGCAGTGAATACTCTTCCAAGCTCCAGCTTTGCCTCTTTGAATTTCTTTGTATTCTTGCTTTGCACTTCAATGAATGTCTGTGCTGCAAATACCTCTGGCTCTAATATAGCAGTGTGGAATAACCACCCATCTCGTAGTGCTTGTGATTCTCCACTCCCATATTCAAGTGAGTATTTATAAGTCTTTGGACTTGCAAGTATTTGTTTCAAGCTACTACTACTTAAGGCTAATTTGTTTAACTCTCCATAATAGAAAGAATCATCATCCATTCTCTTTAGCAGCTCTGCTCTGTCGTATTGCTTCCCATCCAGAAGCGTTATTTTATTCGAGGTCATAATCGTAGCAGTTTTTAGAGCAATAAGTATCCCCATCGGTTTCCTTGTCGCATGTTCTACAATAAGTTGTTTCATCTGGCATATCAATGTAATGCATATCGTATTTTTTTAATTCTATTGTTATTGTTTCTATTTGTTGTTTAAGGTCTTGAATTTCTGTATTCTTTCTTGACCTCATCAAGTTATATCTTTTTGTTATAATATCCAACTCTGTCCTTAATGAATTGCTAAACATTCCAATCTCATTCATTGCTTTAACGCAATTGCGAAGATCCTTGTTAAGTGGCTTTGCATCTTTCCACTCCATTATCTTGTCGGCTAACCAATTAAACCAAAGGTCGTAAGCTTGATGATTAAGTAAGTTCATTAGTTAGCTGCTCCAAGTATAAAACCTAATACAAAAGTTAGTGAAGCAATTAATAAAACTGCTGCTCTTATAATATAAGCTCTTGCTTCTCTTCGGTCTTGTTCTTCTTGTTCTAACTCTTTTTGAGTATAGACTTCGATTCTGTTTTTTCTTGTTTGGATATGTAATCCTGTCTTTGTTGTTTTCATTTTGTTATAAATTTAGCAAGCTCTTGGTATCTCTCTTGCATTAATAATTTTTCTTTTTGCACTTCATTGAAAGTTATTTCAACTATTGAAGGAAGATCTCTAAAAAGCTCGTAAGCATAAAAAGTAATAACTCTTCCATCCTCCAGCTCCATGTTTACCTCTCCATTGTTTCCACCCCAGAGAGAAACTGTTTTTTCTACGTATATCTGTTCCATCTTAATTAGTTCTAAAAATATAATAGTTAGCTCCATCAAAATTACATTCAAGCTCTTCTCCATCATAGGAAGCGAAAGTATGTCCATATCCATCAACAGAACAGTTCTCTGCTGTTTGTTCCCAATCAATAGCTAACCAAGTCGGTGCTTTAATGTCATAGCAATCTTCTGTTATTTCTTTGATGGCTTCCACATAAATATCCCAAATTTCTAAATCATGAATAAATCTATATTCTTGTCCATCAATATCAATGCAGAAATCAGCTTCTACATCTGTTAAATATTGAGTTAGCTCTCTTGCCTCATCTCTATTGATTGCAAGGGCTAACTTTTCGTAAATAAATTCAAGAACTTCTCTTTGTATTGTTTTCATTTTTTTGTTATCTAAAGTTATAAATTGTGCTTCTTATTATCTCGGCTCTTTTGAGCAGTTTATCTACATTCTCCTTTGGAATGTGATTATACATTAAATTGATTTGCAATAAGCGTTCAATCTCTGTCAATTCTTTTTTTAAGTCTGTTAATTGCGTTTGCATTGTTATTCTTCAGTTAATTCTAATTCTAAAACTTCTGTTTCAGTATAAGTGTTTAAAGGAGTGTGAGTATCTAAAAACTTATAAAATTGATAAAACCCTCTATATTTACCCTCGTAAAAGTAACTATAACCATCTTTATCTAAATAGCTTTTGCCTTTGTAAAATCTTTTCATAATTGTTATTTGTTAATAATATTCAAATGTAGGGTTTATAATAACTTTATACAAACTTTTTTTAAATTATTTTTCTACTTCGTTTATATTAATTATTGAAGCATCTTTCTCATCAATCAAATAACAAGGTTTAAGAACTTTCTTTTTAGTCCAAAGAGATGAATCTGGACAATAAAAATCTTTCTGCTGGAGCTCTTTTAATTCATTTAGCCAAAATAAATAGTTACCTTTAGGATCATTAACAAAATAAAGAGCAACCTTTCCAGTTGCCAGGAGTTTATCATACCTATCCTTTTCCAGCATCTTCTGGAGATAGTGAGCTTTTCTGAAATTCATTGTCATAACAACATCAACTCCTTTAGGAGATTTCCCTTCAGCATCATAATCATACCCATCACCTCTGTGTGTCAGCTCCCATCCATCTGCATTTAACAGCATTATCACAGCTCTTTCCCAATCTTCTACGCTTCTACTCATTGCTTAATTTATTAAGTTGGTCAATCCATTGCACTATCCTTTTTGGACTGCAACTGCATGGCTCATGATATGGATGATTAAAATACTTTGCATGAAGCTCACACAATACTTTAAACTGATCTCTTTTCATTTTACCGTTTAATTCCTGGCTAATCTCAAGCCACCTTTCTTTGTCTTTTAATTCCATAAGTCTAAATCAATATCGTTCCACTCATCCCTTCTTTTATCGCAACCGCAGTCTTTTCCAACTGCTTTGCTTATCTTTTTTACTAACCAATGAATACCAGTGTAATAAGTAAAGTAATACATTAAATCTCCTAACTTCATTTTTTAACTTTTTAAAATTTCTAAACATAACTGCTCTGGTATCTTACTTCTATTGTAATTACCTTTAAGTCCTTGAGTTCCAGTTTGACTTCCTCTTGGAGCTCTTTCATGATGACAATTAGGGTTTCCGTTTGAGCACTCTGGTCTTGGATTCCATCCATCTGGATTCAAAAGCGACCTTAAATTATTTGTCCATATATCTGTCGGCTTTGCTCTTATATCTCCATAACGACAATACCAAACTGTTGTTCTTGGAATGCCCTCAACAACTGGAAGCTTTCTTAACTTTCCTCTTGGATTTTCTATATACCATTTTTTTGGTTTTAGCTCTTTTATAATTTCAAGAGTTTTTTCAACAAAAGCAACTCCTTTTAAAGCGTTTTCAGATTTTGGAGTATTGTCTTTATTCCAATGCTTTCCAATGCTGGCAACAGAAAAGTAAGTGCATGGAGGAGATGCCCAAATAATATCTGGCTTGAAAGGAACTTTGCTTATATCAAACTCCATAATATCAACAGCATAATCAATACCATCAAAAGCATTTACATCAGAGCTGAAAACTTCATATCCAATAGATTCTGCTACTTTACCTACGCTTCTACTTCCAGCGAATAATTCAAGAACTTTCATATTAAAGTTTTTATATCATTTAATTTATTGTTTTGTATCTCGTATGTTGGAGCTTTTAAAATAAAAGTTGTTTGATTTGTTCTAGTTCTTACAGTGCCTTCTTCATAAAAGTCAGCACGCTCTAATAATTCGTTTTTAGTAACCCATCCGCATACAGTAAGATTACTTGTTTTTTTATTTAAAGAGCAAAATATATAAATATCACAATCAAAATCTTTTTGATAAGATATGAAGTTGTTTACATAATAAGGTTTGACATCAACAGTTCTTCCCATTGTCTTTACATCTATTCTTTTGTTTTTATACTCTAAATCAAAACCTCCATCAAATCCATTAATTAACTCTGTATCTATATTTAAAAGCTCCTTAACTTTTAACTCTCCTAATAAACCAACAAACTGCTCTTCTTTATTTCCATTAGCTTTTGATCTATTGCCTATATTGTTAGTAGATAAAAAATCCCAAACTATTTTTTTTGTTTCTATGTCTACATGAATATTAATCAAAGCTGGTCTTTTATAAATTTTTTTGCGTTTGTATATGTATTATAAAGCGAATAATAACTGATGTTAGTATCTCTGCTTAATTTAGCAACGCTCTTTCCAGAAGCACAAATCTCAAAGACTTTTCTGTCATACCAAAACATTCTGTTTAAAATATCATCAATCTTTCCTTTTCTTTTCGCATACTCTACCTCATCAATCCCAAGCTCTTCAGCTTGCTTTAACTCATTTATATCTTCCAGATACATTTTAATTTGCTTTGCTTCTTTTTTATATATGTTTAAATAAATCCCTCTCAAAACCTTATAACAGTAATATGTGTTTACTTCTTTTCCATACCAAAGATCAAGTCCTTTCTGCACGTCCAAGTGAAGCTGTATATACATTTCTTGCACGATGTCTTCAGCTACTGATGAATTGCATCCAAATGATTTGACAATCTTAATCCAATCGTTGTGTTTGTTATAAGCTATCTCTACAAGGGATTTTTTCATACATCTAATTTTTTTGGCACATAATATTCCAGTGGGTCATATATCTCTCCAACTACAAATGGTAGTCCATATTCATTTATGCTAAAGCTGAATGTTTCAAAAGCATATCCTCTTGATCTTTTGCAGCTCACTGTTATCCAATCCTTGTTTACTGTATTTGCTTCAAGCTGTATTTGGCTTTCTGTTTTTTTCTCAAGGAAGCTACCAAGATGTCCAGTCGGTTTATCACTTCCATAATTAGAATGAATCACTGTGATTATATGACAGTTAAATTTAGCACTCCATTCCATAATTTTCTGCACACATAAATTGCTTTCTTCCAAGTTGTTTACATCACTTACCAAGTCTGCAATCCCATCAATCACAACAACTCCATTTTTGTCTTTATTTTCTTTTAAGCAGAACTCAATGAACTGCATTCTCTGTTTATAATTAACTGTTCTTAAAGCATAGGTTTGGTAGCATCCAGGATCTTTCATGTTAGCCATATCTAACACTCGTTTAAATACACGTTGTGAATGCCAGTGACCTTGCTCTGTATCGAAATGAATTAAGCACCTTCCCTCTCTGTGTCCTAAAATCTTACCTCCAAAATTATTACCTCCGCTTAAATATACCGAAGCAAGAAGAGTAATAAAAAATGTTTTCTTCGTCTTTGGTGGAGCTTGCACAAATGAAAAGTTACCGTAAGTTCCGATTGGTATTGGAAAAGTTATCTCTCCAGCTTTTGTTTGTATTGTCTTTTTTCCCAAGCTTAATGCTGTTGGAGGATAATCAAGAACTTCAGTGGTATCCACCGAGCATTCCTCTTTGATCATTTCCATTAGCATTCGCTCTGTTGTTTCTTCTTCTGTCATGTTGTTATATTTGTTATCAATAAATATATAAAAAAAAAGGAGAGCCGAAGCTCTCCCCTAAATTAAAATGGTAAATCGGCAGCTTCTTCTGTGGAAGCTTCAACTTTTGGAGCATTATCACGCTCTGCGTTTACTATACTTCCGTTATTCCAAACGACCTTTCCATTGCCGAGATAAGTCTTTTGTTTTTTTGCTTCTCTCTCCTCTTGAGATTGGCTAACATAGATACCAGTATTATTTCCGTATCGTGTTTCGTCATTGACGCTCATTGTGAGATTAACGTATACCGCACCGTCCTTGCCAGCGATAAATTTCTCTTTTGGTAGCTTTGCTACGTTTAAACTAAAATTAATTAATGCACTCATAATTTATAAATATTAAAGGGTTTTAAATTCTGTTTTTGGTTTCTTGAAACTTTCACTTTCATCTTCTCCGAATACACCGAGTTCATAAAAGCCAGTTAGTTTCAAAACTGCTCTACTCATTGCACGCTTCTCTGCCATTTCTGGAACGTACCACGAGTTCGTGTTTCCGTCTTTGTAATTAGCTCCTTTTAAAGCACTTCCAAAGGTTTCAATTTTCTTTCCATCTTTCTCCGCATGAGCTTTAAATACTGCGTAATTTGGCTCACATCTTATTACTTCAAAATTAACTATCATTTGCTCAAGAGCTTGTATCTTGTCGATGCCTTGTCGTGTGATGATTGTATAGTGTTGATGTTTAAAAAAATCGTCTTTCGTTAAATTATACTTTTTGTATAACTCTGTTAATTTTTCTTTGTTCATTGTTTTATCGGTTTTAATTCTAATAATTTAGTTAAAGTTTCTATGTCTAGTTTTTCATAAACTTCATAAAGTTTTTTTCGATACATTGAAGGCTCATGTGAATATACACCGCTATTTAAAAAACCAATGTTTCTATAAATAGAAGTATCTAACAAAGTAATTTTGTTTATTAATTCTGCTTTATTCATTCCTCTTCTGTTAAAAGTTCATTAATTTCTACCAATGCTTCTAAAAATTCTACTCTAGATTCAAGAGCTACAATTCTAGCGTTTAAGTAGTCTACTTGTGATGGAGATGATGCTCTCCTTACGTCTTCTGAATGTGTCATAACTATTCTGTAAAATAATCAAAAGGACTGTTTTGCCATCCACACAAACTTCTTAAATCCATAACAGTTCCAAACTTAAGTTCTGTTACAAATTCTTCTTTTTCTAGATTTTCAACTAGATTTTCAATCAAATCTGGATACTGCAAATTAGCTTTGCTTAATTTATCCACATAAACTGGATGTAATTTTTCAAATAAATTCATATTGTTATTGTTATTAAGTTAATATTATCTCAAATTTATAAAAAATATTTTAATTATTCATAATTTATTACAAAAAAAACCACCTATTAAGGTGGCTCTTTCCGAGTTGGTTAACTCAAATGATAACAAATAACAAAGATTTTATCTTCATTCAAATATAGTTAATAAAATAAAAAAGTGATTTAAAATGCTAAAGAGTTATTAACATTTAAAAGTTTTGGATTTTTTTAAGATCATCAAGTTTAGTCTTAAAATCCTGGAATACTTCTAACCACTCTGGATCAGTCAGCTTAAGCACTCCTCTTGATAATGTAAGCAGCTCTTGACTTAACTCCTCTCCTAGCTTTAAGCTGTATTCGTATTGTCTACCGTATTCAAAGCGATTGCATTTCCTACACTGTGCATGTACGTTCCTTTCATCATATCTAGTTATAAGATGTTGCCTTGATATAAAATGTCCAGCATCTGTTTCTGAAAAGTGCACTTGCTTTCCACATGAAACACAAGAACAGTATCCAGATTCATTGTCTGCATCTCTTCTTCTTATATATTCATGAAAAACTTTGTCAATCTTATTCTTCCAATATTTTAGAGTTTTCTTTTTTGGCATAAGATTACTTTTCCGAAGTCAGATATTTATTTATAAATTTATTTATATATTTTTAGAAATATATGTATCTATATAATTAGAAAACATTTTTTTATAATAAATAGTTCAAATTTATATATTTTTTTTTAAATATAAAACAAAAAATTTATTTTTTCCAATGTTTAGTGATTTTTTCTGCTGATCTCATTCCGAAGTATCCACCATAGACCAACAATAAAAGCGAAGATAACAAGTCAATCCAATTGGAATCAATTTTAAAACCATCTAGAGAGCTGTCAAGGATTATGTATATAAATAAGGTAAGAGTTAAAAATGCTAATGATAATGGTCTTACATTTTTAGATAGCCAAGAATCACTATTCATGTCAGCAGACCAACGCTTCGTGGTTTCTTGCATCTCAATCATGTCGTACTTAAGCTCCTCCAGGAGCATCTGTTTGTCAATCTCTGAAAGCTCTTTATTTCCTTTAATCTTATCAGCTAAAACCTTTAATTGATCAATGCCAGTGATATTTCCAGCAACAGTCAAAAGCTCTGGAGCTACCTCTTTTCCTTGCTTCACTAACCAACGCAATGCATCTCCTACTCTTGTAGTTCCGTTCTTTTTTTTGTAATCACCCATTCCATCTCGCTTTAGTTTTTCTTATGTCATAGTGAGTAAACGTATCATAATTTCCAACTCCACCTTGCAATAGCTCTCCCATATCAATTAAGTCCTCTATAATTACAAAGACTTCTGCTGGCTTTAAACTTTCAATTTTGATATCTGCTGCTTTACCCAATAAGTGTTGGCTTCGACTACTTCCTCCAGATTTGCGGTTATGATCCTCGCATCTGTAAGCACTATTTATAGTGATTGCTCTTCCAGTATAATCTCTTAATTTTTGAAGCTGGACAGAAAGCTTGATCACATTCTCATAAACTTCAAGAGGCATCTTGCAACCGCATGAACATTCAAATTCATGTATTTTAAAGTTCTTTGTCATTTTTTTTCTTCTGCGTTTCGTATATCTTCTGAAACGTATATACAATAGAAGCTAATAAAAGAATAATCTTTAAACTGTTCTCAACGTGCGTAAAGCTAACCCCTAAAGAAATAGCATTAAAAAAGGCTAGTCTCAAATCTCCTACTGTCATAGCATCAAACCCTTTAGAAAGTTATTCCATTTAGCAATTAACCAAAACTGTAACGCTTCTATTTTATCTGCTATGTATCTTAATCCTTTTACCATTACATTTTCTTTTCTTGATAGTTAATCCCATAAAAACTATGTACACCGTTTCCATCAGTAACCGCAACTGCGCTTGACTTCCACCCATAAGGGTGGCTTTCAAGGTCTTTCCAAGCTACGTCCAAATGGTACTTGTCGCTCAATACTGGTGCTTTTATTTCATTACCCTCCGCATCGTATTCGCCTTGCTCTAAAACTATATGACCAAGTTTTACAATAGCGTGTCCGTGAGTAGCATTGCCCTCATCATCTACCCCTAGCGCAGTTATTTTAGCGTCAGAAGTAGACTCATCTTTAAAGGCGTATTTACCAATCTTAATCATCCTCTTTTGGTATTGACTCATTCAGTATGTTTACAATCTCTTGTGCTTGTGCTAATACTGCAATAGGAAGCGTGTTAATGACTTGATTTACTCTTGCGATTTGTTCTTTAGTAATTTCCATAGTTATATTTTTATGTAAATATACAAATTAACCCTTTAACAATTCAACTTCTTCTTTTAATTCTTGTATTGCTTTAACTAAAATAGGCACAAGTTTTCCGTAACTCATTTCAAGTCTGTCTTCATTTTCAGCATAAACTAATCTTAAAGTATCGTTGTCTAATTCTCTAACTTCTTGTGCTATAAAACCAAAGTCTTTTTTACCTTTGTTAGCTGAATAAAATTCTACTTCTGTTTCGTTACCATCTTCATCAAATTCTGGTCTTGTTTCTGGTCTATTGTCCCACACAAACTCTCTTGGTTGTAAAGCATCAATAAAATCAAGTCCGTATTCTAAATCTTTTATTTCTGATTTATCTCTTTCGTCTGACAAAGATGTAATAGAAGTAACTGCACAACGTAAAGCAGTAATGTTTGAATCGCCTAAAGTAATTTCGTTATCAACACCACCAGTTGATGGTCGAGCATAAGCACCAATTACAATTTGATTCCAGCCCGTTAAACTACCAGCACCACTTCCAGTATTAAAACCAAGATAAGTACACGAATTTGCATAGTTTCCAGTCCAAGCTGCACCACTAATCCTATTCCCAGCTCTATAACCTATCATTACATTGTATCTTGCATCAGTTGAACTAACACCAAATGCTTGACCAGCTTCAAAACCCAAAAAAGTATTATGAGTACCATTTACGTTTCGACCAGTTCTTGTACCGACAGCAGTTGTATAATCTTTGCCGTAATTTTCAAAAGATTGATAACCAATAATCACACTTCCAAGTGGATTAACAAAACTATTTCCAGCATCTATTCCAATAACCACGTTCTCACTTGGATTGGTGAGTCCAGATGGTACATTCGCAAGAAAAACATTTGACGTACTAACATCACAATCACTCAAACCATTCAAATCAGTAGCACCACCACCACCAGCATCTTGAAAAGTAAACGAGCCACTTCCGTTTGTTGTTAATACTTGTCCGTTTGTACCATCAGACCCTACGTCATCTAACTCTGTTAAACCCAAAGATACTGCTCCAGTTAAACTGTTTACGCTTGTAACTGGTGCTGCTGGTGCTAAATTAGCTGGAGATATTCTTACGTTATCCGTACCATCATAACCTACAACAAAATCTACATCAGAAGTTGAGGTTTTTAAAGTAAATTCACTAAATTTTTTATTTGCCATTTTTTTAAATTTATTCTATTATTATATATTCGTTTTGTTCTGTTTGTAAAAAGTCGCCATTCTCTGCTAATACCTCAAAGAAAGGTGTAGGTGTTGGATCTGTATAAGGATAGTAAATGCTTCCCCATCCGCTTACTGTTGGATTACCCCACCAAGTTGTTTCGTATATTTTTCCCCAGCTCATTATATTGTTGTTAGTTGTTCTAATTCTGTTTGTGTCATAGTTTGGTCGTATACTCTAAAATCGTAAAGTTTTGCTGATGGTGCTTCTGCGCTACTGCCAAAATCATTTAAAATAGCACTATTGTTTAGTATAGTCCAATCTCCATCATCAGAAGTGCCAGTATATTCTCTTGTTCCGTTTACATATATTTCAAAATTACTACCATATAATCGAACAGCTACTTTGTTTCTTCTAAACATTTGTATAGCATCTTGTCCTAAATTAATAATTGTTTGTAAAGCAGATTGATTTGTTGCTCTTATTCTAAAATAATAATCACTTCCACTATTATAGCTTATTAAGTCCATAGTCTGTGTAAAACCAGAATTTCTTACAACCATTAAAGGTCTGAAACTATTTTCAAAAGTATAGTTATCAAATTCTAAAAACCACGCTACATCATTTTCTGTTGAATATGTTGTTGTACTTTCTAAATCGTCTACTAATCTTGTTACACCATTAATATCATCTACGTTTTTAATATAGCTTGTAGCACCCTTACCAGCTTCCATCTGCGCACCCCATATAAATATACTTCCAGCTTGTGTTAGAGATATACTCGCACCCGTTCCACCACCTTGTAACGGATTTGGCGAAGTAGCGGTTATTTTTAATCTATACCAACCACCATCTAGTTTATCAAAACTTGCGGTAGCAAGGCTAGTAGAAATTGTTTCTGTAGCCATATTAAAATTAACCAACCCATAATAGTAACTTGCACCACCAGATAGTGTATCATACAACTCAATTTTACAAATACTTGTTGTATCTGCTTTTACAAAAAGAGAGTAAGTGTATTCTGTGTTTGCAGTAATTTGCAAAAACCCATTTAAAGAACCAACAGACGATGTAGTTTCTAATTTGTATGCAGCCAGTTCTCCGTTTGGAGATATACTACTGTTTGCAGTTATAGTTGAAAAAGCTGGTGTCCAAGCAGCACCGCTAAAGTTTTCGCTATACGCTTGTATGTTTGTGCGTTGTGGCTCAAGTAAGAGTGAAGGGCAATCGCTATTTAACCAATCTAATCTTGGTGTGTCATCAACAGTTAATTCTTCAATAAGACCATCCTTACGCACTCTTGTTGCGCTACCATTACGTTCGTAATCAAAATCGCCATCTGCATTATTCGGCAAAATAGAATATACAGTAGCAGTCTTATATCCGCTTGGTATTAATGCTAATTTAGGATTTTTCATGATTCTTTTCTTTCATGTTGATCTTACTCTTTTTTATTACTTCAATATATTTTTGAAGCTTTGTAAGGTTTGTTTTCTTTACCTTATATCTCATAAAACCCAACCTTTAAACGTTGTGTCAGTATCTGGACTGATATCTTCATCTGTGTTTGTATTGTACTCTGGAAACAAATTGTCATGAAAGCACAAGTAATCTACTAATCTTGTTGAATAATAGTTGGCATATTCTCTTGCCTTCGCAACTAAATAATCCACTTCATTTTTATCAACGTTCTGTGCGGTTTCGCTTGAATGTTTAAATACTCCACCGTTTTTAATTTGATAAGCAGCAAATGGAATGTATGTCATTTGAGCAAACCAAATCAATGTAGGTTGCACATAATTGTTTACAAGATCAAGATAATCTCCAGAAAGTGAATCTGCAATAATGTCAGCACTAATCTTATTGTATAAATCAGTTCCAAGAAGATTCTGAATCTCAACTTGCTGTGCTACTTTGATAAATTGTATGAACTTGTCTGTGTCAGTATTTCCATCAATAATACTGTTCTTAACAAGATCTGTTCTGCTTATAAATAGTGCTGTCGCCATTAGTTTTTAAATTTCATTTTATTCCAATACTCTGCTGTGTATCCTTTATACTTCATATCCTTTGGAGCAACTGGAACTTCTTGTGCGTTTGCTTCTGGTTTGAAACCTCTTCTCCTGGCTTCTGTTGTTGTTATTGCATCTCCAAGTCCTTTAGCTCCATCTTTTCTCACATAAGTCTTTCTCAACCATTTGTGGTTGCATCGAGCACCGCCTTTATAAAGCCATATACTATAAGTATCACTTCCACCTTTTCCAAAGCCAGCATTTACAACCTTTGTGTCCATTGAAATGATATCTTCTTTTCTATAAACTTTTTTTGCTGCAACCATTTTTTTGCAAAATTCTCTTGATGTTGGCTTTACAGTTTGAGGAGAGTACATATATCTTACAAGAAACTCATTCCCTTCTTCTGCTGATTGCTTACTCTTTCCATCTTGTTCACTCTCTCTGTATGGCTTTGCACTTCCAGTGCTTACAAACTCCCATATCTTTGAAAGTAAACTTTTCTCCTTTGGTTGATTAAGGTCTGTTATTACCTCATCAAGCTCCTCTTCATGCTCATAGCTAACCTCACGCTCATCAATAACTTCAAAGTCTTTTAAAAGCTCCTCTTCATCTTCTCCAAGCTCAATCAAAGAGTTAGCAATATCACTCTCAATCTCTTTAGGAAAATCAACGCTTAATTTAACTCCAGTTTCTTCTTCTCTTGTTTCCTTATCAACTACGTTCTCCAAATCAGTAAACTCAAGTGGTTGAAGCGTTTTAAAGTATAATTTAAGAGCTATATTATTGTAAGCTAATATACTATCAAAGGCATCTATTAAAAGTGTCTGAAATGGTCTAATAACAGTGTTATCCATTAACGTTGAAGCAGTCTTTAGTTCGTCTGCATTGTTTCCAAGTCCAGTGCTGTCTTTAATACCTAGAAGCATTGGGCTTACGATTCTGTGAGCTACCATTATTTTTTTGCCACTCTCGTCTGATAAGAATTGATACTGATTGTGAGCATCGCTTAACTGAATTGGCTCTATTGTTGCTGCACTCTCTGGATTGTCGTTAAACGCCAGGATGAATTTACCAGCGTTAGAGCTGCCAGAAAATTTAGAATAAATACGGTTTTCTAACATTTGTCGCTCTTCGGCGTTGGGTGTACCATTGTTAAAATTGATTAACATGCTAGGAGCTAAACCGTTAAGTATGTTGTTTAAATGGTAGTTGCTTATTTCCTCCTCAAGCTCTGCGTATTGAAGTCCACCTTGATAATCTGGAGAGGAATAGTATTTGTATCCAGCTCTGTATGGCTTAACGTAAACTATCTCTATTGCTTCCTTTGAATATCCAAAAGCTGGTATTCTTGTGCAATCCTCTACTTTTTTAACCTTGCTCCAATCATCTGAATAATAATACGCTTCGATATCTCCATCCTCATTGCATTTCTCTGCTCTTAAGTTCTCAACTGGAATGTGCTCTACTCTTGCAACAGTCTTTCTGTCTTTTGAGTATATCACTTGCATGGAGCACTGTCCCATAAGCTTCAAATCGTAGCACAATTTACGCACACAATCCTTATGAAATAAAGTGATCATCTTTGCGTATTGCTCTGGCTTTCTGTTTGAATCTAAAGCATCCAATCCCTTTCCATATATCATCTCGGATACTCCGTTGATAATAGCATTGTTAGTTGGACTTCCATTGTATCTATCTATAAGATACTGGAAATAATTGTTGTCGCTACCATACGCAACCCAGTCTTTGTTTGATTTCTCAACTATCTCTGGACTTGTATAAGTGCTTAAATTAACTACTCTTAAATCGTTCATAATATTATGTAATCGTTGTCATAACTATCCTCCTGGACATACTCTCCATTATTTACAGAGTAATAGTCATTGTTGGATTGATTAATTGTTTGATCTGTGCAAAATACTCTGTCTTTATATATTACAGAGCTTCCATTCTTTACTTCTAATGTATAGAAATCTCCTTCTGTTAGCGTTCCGAAGTCTGCTAAAAATACAGAGTAATTCCTATCAGTTGAAGCAGTAGGAGTTATGCTTATGTTTGTACCAGTGCTTTCACTCATTAAATTAACAGTGATGCTGCCAGTAATATATTCTCTTGGAATGATCTTAAAAGACTTACTTCCATTTGTTCCAATTAACTTCATATTAATATATAAACAAAAAAGAAATATTTTGTATTGATAAGTAATAAAAAAAGGGCTATCCCTAAAGATAACCCTTAATTTTCTAAATCCCTTTAGATTTATGCATCTGGATCAATCTGTGTTGCATCCTCTTGCAAGTTAGTTACAAAGTAAGGTGGAGCTACTTCTTGAGCTGTTGCAACTAAAGTAAACCCAGAGAGGTCACCCATTGCTGCACCGCTTACGATTGTACCACCAGTAATCTCTGCACCGTTCTTATGTCCGATTAACAGTTGATTTCCATTGTAATCTTCTACCACATAGTGAGCTCTACCAGCATTCAAAAGTTTGATTTGCTCTTGAGTTGCTACATCTAGGAAAGTAAAAGTAATATTTAAAGTTGTTTCATAAAAAGTCGTTCCATTCTCACGTGAACTGTTCACTGCTGTTTCTAAAGAACTGTTACCTTTGATATCAAACTTGAAGAAATCTCCTCCAGTTGTCAAATCAATTGTTCCAGATGTATCAGAAAGAGCTGCAATCGTTGGGTCATAATCAAGAATGTAAATAGTCTTGAGTCCGCCAACGCTGTTCTTACAAGGTAAAGAGCGACCGCTTGTTACTGCACATGCCATAATTTATAGTTTTTTATAATAAAAAAGGGTAGGCAATTTTACCCACCCTCTTTATATTGATTAGTTAATTTATTAAGCGTAATATACGATGTCTGATCCGATTCCTGTCTGAACACCAGCAGTATATCGCATGACAACTCTTACGTTTTGACTTCCGTCGATGTCGCTCATGTCAATAACCTTCACTTCGTTTCTGTCATTTAACAGTCCAGTACCGAAGAATAAGTTAGATTTTTGAGCAAGTACAGCTTTATTATCTCCAAGACCTTGAGCTACAAAGATATTGATCCCTTCAAAAGTCAATTGACCTCCGTTGTACCAAGTAGTTCCTTTATTATCAACACCATTTGCACCGATGTTAGTAGCGAATCCACCTAAAGCTCTAATGTAAGCTCTTGCGATGTTATTAGAAACGTAAAGAGTTAAATCTTCTTTTCCTAGTACAGCAGCGTTAGCAGCATCTACTATCTTTCCAAGCTCTGTAATTACGTTAGCAGAATCTACTGTTGTTCCAGTTACATCTACAACAGTTGTATCTGCAGCTAATAAAGTAGAGAAACCATCAAAAGTTCCTTCACCAGCAGCACCACTCCAGATTGAGTTTTCAGTAGCTTGAGCAACTTCAGCAGCAACTCTTGAGATTACATAGTCAGAAAACAATGGAGGTAAGCTATCAAAGGCAGAAAAACCCATTTGTGCAGCTTCCCAGTCTGAATGTAATTCTTTCTTACATATTTGTAAGTTTACTTGCAGTTCAGTTGGTGTTAATACTTTCTCTGTTAATGTTAGAGTTGAAGTAGTTGAATCAAAATCACAATCAGCAGAACGTACAATATCAGCGAAAGCTCCCACTTTCATTGCTGCTTTAAACTTTACGTTTGGCAAGATTGATACAGCTCCAGCATCTAATGTTGAAGCAGATAAAAGGGCAGCACCTAGATACTTCCCAGCAAATTCTCCAGCATATGAAGAACCAGTAATTGTTGGATTTGGCATTTTATTTTAGTTTTAGTTGTTTATAATTTTACTCATTACTCTGTCAAGTGTGCTCATTTTTCTTTTTGATGCAAACTTGAAATTTGTTTTGTTTTCTTTAGCCTCTGGATTTGCTTTGATTGGCTCGGCTGCTGGCATTCCAAGTTCAGCTTCTTGATTCTCAATGGATTCACTTAACTCAACTTTTTCATGTTTTGCAAGCTCCTCTGTCATGAGATTCCCAAGCTCATCAGCGCTCATCTCTTCTTTTGGCTCTAGCATCGCTTTGATTTCTTCAATCATTTCTTTTACTTCTGCTAGTTCTTCTTTTGTAGCGTATCCCATTTCTTCCTTTTCTTCTTCCAGGACTACATCTTCTTCTGCTTCAACTTCTTCTTCTGGAGCTTCTTCTCCAGCTTCTTTAATTTCAGCAATAAGACCTTCTTCTGCTACTACAAGTATTTTACCATCTTCAAGTTCATACTCGCCGATTGGCACTGCCACCTTCTCATCTTCGGTAACAATAAATACTTCTTTGCCAGCTTCAAAAGCTTCTGCTTCCAAAACAGCACCGTTTTCTAAAGTCTGTTGTTCCAACTTGACCTCTTCGGACA